CGCCATTCGCAAGCTCAAGACCGGCGTCTCGGGCGACAACACCTACCTCTGGCAGCCCGGCCTCCTGGCCGATCAGCCGGACACCCTGCTCGGGAAGCCGATCTACGCTCACCCGAACGTCGCGACGATCGCCGCCGAGGCGAAGGTCGTTCAGTTCGGCGACATGAGCGCCTTCTACATCCGGCGCGCGGGCGGGACGGTCGTCCAGCGCCTCGACGAGCGGTACGCCGAGCTCGGCCTGGTGGGCTTCATCGCTCACCGCCGGATCGACTCGGAGCTCGCCGACACGAGCGCCGTCAAGCACCTCGCGATGGCGGCCTCGTAGCCCCATCCCTAACGGAAGCGAGCGGGGCGGGCCTTCGGGTCCGCCCCGCGTCGTTTCGGGAGGAATGACCCCGTGAAGATTCGCATCATCGAAAGCTGCGCCGGGATGCACGACGGCCAGACGTTCGCATTCGTGCCCGGCGACGTGGTGACCGTTCCCGATGAGCTCGGGAAGGACCTCACCGGAGCCGGATACGCCGAGAAGGACTCCGGCAAGGCCCCGCGCGCCGAGAAGCGCGTCCGGGCGCCGAAGGAGACGAGGGGCTAGTAGGTGGCCGCCGGCGACCTCACGACTCGGGCGGACGTGCAGACGTTCCTCGAATCGACCGACACGACGCGCGACGACGCGATCGACGCCGCCATCACGAACGCGAGCGCGGCGATCACCCGCTACTGCGCGCGCGAGTTCACCGCGACCGCCTCGGCCGCCCGGACGTTCGCGGTCTCCCCGACCGAGACGATGGGCTCGCTCGGCGCCTACCGCGTGAGCCTGGAGCCCTACGACCTGCGAACGGTCTCCACGGCGCACCTGCACTACGGGACCGCCGAAGCCGTGACCCTCACGAGCGCGGACTACCTCCTGCGCCCGGAGAACGGGACCGGGAGCACCTATACCGAGGTCCTCATCCGAAAGAGCGCCGACGTGAAGGCGGGCGACCGCTACGCCGACTTCGGCACCGCGGCCCTCCGGATAGACGGCGCCTGGGGCTTCGCCACGGTCCCGACCGACGTCGCCTATGCCTGCATCCTCACGGTCGCCTCGTGGCTTCGCCGCGACGTGCCGGTCCTGGAGGCGGGCCTCGACGACCCGCGCATGATGCTCCCCGATCAGCCGATGGGCCGACGCATCCCGGGCGCGGCGCTCGCGCTCATCTCTCCCTACCGCCGGGTCCCGGTCTAGTGGCGACCTCGCGGCTCCTCGCGCTGAAGGCGGGCATGAAGACCCTCCTCGCCGCGCAGGAGGACCTCTCGGGCGTGCTCATCTCCTACGGGTGGCCGAACGACGTCCGCCGCGAGCTCGTGATCCTCGGCGACGCCGAGATCACGCAGACCTACCGCGGCATCGGCGCCGCGATTCAGTCGCCGCAGCCGGCGAAGCTCGAGGAAATCGAACTGACCCTGATCGTCTCGGTCGTCGGGGAGACGACCGCGCAGCAGGGGACGACCGAGCGGGCGCTCGCGCTCCTCGGATACATCGAGACCGCGCTCCGCACCGACCCCCAGGTCGGGAGCACGGTCGAGGTCGCGCAGCTCACGCGCTATCGCGTCGAGGAGCTCGTGAACGACACCGCGCGAGAGGCGCGGCTAACCGCCGTCGTGAGTGCGACGGCCTACATCTAGGAAGGAAGGAGCCGAACCGTGAACGTCGTCTATCTGGGCGAATACACGGGGGTCTCGGTCGCCGTGGACGGTTCGACCTGGACTTTCGAGAAGGGGACCCCGAAGGAGGTCCCGGCTTCGGTGGCGCGCAAGCTCACCGAGGAGAACCCGACCATCTGGCGCGCCGAGCAGGCCGACAAGCCGAAGAAGGCGGACAAGGCCGCGCCCGAGTCTAAGGAGACGAAGTGACAGTCAGCAGCCTCGCCTCGGGGCTCGGCTCGTCCGTGGGATTCGGCGTCGAATCCACCTACGGAACGGCCGTCACCCCGACGAATCACATCCCGGTCACGAGTCAGTCGCTCGTGCTCGACGTGGAGCACATGCAGAGCGAAGGGATGCTCGCCGGCCGCGCCGCGATCCAGACCTCGCGCTCGGTCGTGAATAAGAAGGGCGCCTCGGGCTCGGTAGAGTTCGACGCGCTCGCGAATGGCATGGGCCTTCTCCTCCGGCACATGATCGGAGACGAGCGGGCCTACGCGACCACGAAGACGACCGTCGCGTCGGGGGTCCTCTCCTACGAGTTTCGCCCGGGGTCGCTTATGACCTCCTCGTCGATGACCTGGCAGCTCGGGATCGCCGACCGTGGCGGCACAGTCAGGACCGGGAACGTGCCGGGCGCCATCGTGAGCGAGTGGGAGGTCTCGAATGAGATCGACGCGCTCCTCTCGACTTCGGTCACCATCGCCGGCCGCGATTGGGTCCCGAGCGACAGCGACATCACGAGCGTCTCGTACCCGACCGGCACCGAGCTCTTCTCCTTCGCGGGCGGGGCCGTGACCGTGGGCGGCACCGCCGCCGAGGTTCGCTCGGTCTCGATCTCCTGTAATCACGGACTCGACCTGGAGCGGTATCAGATCGCATCGAGCACCCTCCGCTCGCAGCCGGTACAGAACGCGATGCGCGAGATCACCGGGACGGTCGAGATGGAGTTCGGCGCGGGTCCCGGCACCTGGGCGACCGACTCGCTCATGGACAAGTACCGCGCCGGGACGGTCGTCGCACTCGTGGCGACCTGGACGAGTCCGACGGCGATCAGCGGGACCTACTACCCGTCGATCTCCTTCTCCATCCCGAAGGCCCTCATCACGTCGGCGACGCCGACCGTCGAGGGCCCGGACATGGTGATGCAGACGATCGAGTTCATGGCGCTGGAGGACAACGCGAACTCGGTCGAGCCCCTCACCGTGACCTACCAGAGCTCCGAGGACCTCTCGTAGCGATGGCATCGGCGACGGTCCGGGTCGATGGCCTGGACGCCCTGATTCGCGACCTCCGAAAGATGGACCGGAGCCTCGCGCGCGACGTGCAGCGCGAGCTCCAGGACGCGGCCCGGATCGTCTCCGACGAAGCACGCTCCCAGGTGCGGCAGATGCGCCTAAAGGAGCCGACCGGCCGAATGGAGCGATCCATCCGGCCCCGGGTGGTGAAGCGATCGACGGCGATCGTGGAGGCCCGCCGGAGTTACTTCCGCCGGTACTACTACCCGGTCATCTACCACTTCGGATCGTGGGGAACGCGGCCGAGACGGTCCTCGGTCCCGTTCCTCTACATCGCTCTCACCCGAAAGGAGAAAGAAGTGATCGAGCATCTCGACCGGATGCTCGGCCGCCTCGTCTCTCCTGGCGGCCTCGGCCGCGGGTCCGGGCTCTAAGCAGGAGGCGGACACATGGCACAAGCGACGCTCGGCGAGCTTCGCATCGCAGGCGAGGCGCACTCGCTCGACGACCTCACCCTCGGGGAGCTCGAGGAGTTCGAGGACTACATGAGCGCGCCGCTGAACCTCATCAACCTCGACTCGGCGAAGGCGCTCCGATACCTCGTGTGGATCGTCTGCCGGCGCGGGAACCCCGGGTTCACGCTAGAGAAGGCGGGCGAGGTTCGGATGGTGGACCTCATGCTCGCCGACGACGACGAGGACCCTACCGAGGGCGCCCCGGCCGAGCCGGTCGGCGCCGCGACGACGAGCGCATAAGGCCGCGCGCGCTATGGCATCCGGTACTCGCCGAGCGTTTCGGCATCCGTCCGTGGGAGATGCCGCTCCTCACCTGGAGCGAGTGGCGGCAGATCGTGGACCTCATGCGTAGCGAGGCGAAGGAAGCGCGCAAGCAGGCGCGCAGGAGGAACCGCTAGGGATGGCCGAGCGCCGCCTCGAAGTAAAGATTCTCGGCGACTCGCGCTCCCTGGAGCGTGCGTTCGGCCGCTCGCGCAAGAGCGCCTCGGGGCTGAATAAGAGCCTCGGCGGTCTCGCCCGCGTCGGGAAAGTGATCGTCGGCGGCTTCATTCTCTCGAAGGCCGTCAAGGGCATAAAAGACACGATCGACGCCGCCTCGGACCTGAACGAGTCGGTCTCGAAGACCGGCGTGATCTTCGGCAAGAGCGCGGGGCAGGTCGTGAAGTTCGCCGACAAGGCTTCGCAGTCGCTCGGCCTCTCGAAGACCGCGGCCCTCGATGCGTCGTCCACGTTCGCCACGTTCGGCAAGAGCGCGGGCCTCTCCGGGAAGGAGCTCACCGGCTTCTCGACCCAGCTCGTCACGCTCTCGGCGGACCTCGCCTCCTTCTACAACACAAGCCCCGAGGCCGCGATCACGGCCATCGGTTCCGCGCTCCGCGGAGAGGCCGAGCCGATCCGGAAATACGGCGTGCTCCTGGACGCGGCATCGCTTCAGCAGGAGGCGCTCCGGCAGGGCCTCGTGAAGACCACGAAGCAGGCCCTCACGCCGCAGCAGAAGGTGCTCGCCGCCCAGGCGCTCATCCTCGCGCAGACGACCGACGCGCAAGGGGACTTCGCACGGACCTCCGACGGCGCGGCGAATCAGCAACGCATCCTCGCCGCCGAGGTCGAGAACGCGCAGGCGTCAATCGGCGAGGGCCTCCTGCCGGCGATGGCGGCGATCCTGCCGCTCATAAACCGCGTCATCCGGGCGGTCGTGCCGGCATTCGCGCAAGGCGCGAAGGCCGTCGGGGAGTTCGTCTCCGAGGTCGTCCGCTCCGATCAGTTCCAGGGCGTGCTATCGAACCTCGGGCGGATCGCGAGTGCCGCGTTCGAGTTCATCGGGAACGCGGTCCGCGCAGTCCTGCCGGTCGTCGGCCTACTCGCCGCCGCGCTCGCCGGGGTCCTCGCCGCGCTCACGCCGCTTGTCTCGGCCGTGGCGAGCTCCGAGGTCGGGATCATCGCGCTTACCGCCGCCTTCGGCGGATTCCTCGCGCTAGAGGCCGCGACCGCCGTCCATGGCATCGCCGCGTCGTTCATGCGACTCGCCGGGGCGACCGGCGTCGCGAGCGGGGTCCGCGGGCTCGGCCAGGCGCTCGCGATCATGGCGACGGGCGCGGGCCGCGCGTCCGCGCAGACGCTCGGCCTCGCTCCCGGGCTCACCGCCGCCGCCGGAGGGGTCTCGCGTTTCTCGGCCGCCGCATCGGTGGGAAAGACCGCCCTCTCGGCCCTCACCGGGGGTATCCGCGCGCTCATCAGCGGAAATCCCTTCGCGTTCGCAGCCGTCGGCGTCGGAGTCCTCGCCGGAGCGGTCGTCGGCGTCGCCTCGCAGATGTTCGGTGGCAAGAGCGCCGCCGAGCGTTACCGCGATGCGATGCGCGACGTCGGCGACGCATCGCGCGACGCGGCCGAGGGGCTCGGCGGTCTCGTCGATGCGATCCTCACGTCTGGGCAGGCGCAAGACCAAACGCGCGAGGCGCTGCAAAGGCGCATCGACGCGCAGCGGGTCGTCTCCGACCTGGAGCGGCAGGGGATGAAGGGGACCGACGCATACGCCCAGGCGACGCGGGACCTCAATACCGCGAACCGCGACTACGCCCTCTCGCTGAAGAACCGGACCGACGCCGAGGGGAATGTCAAGACGAAGCAGGACGAGACGAGGACCTCGCTCGCGAACCTCGTCTCCGGGCTGAACTCGGCGAACTTCGCGAACGCAGGCCAGGCGGCGTCCCTTCGCCTCGCCGCGGGGGCGAGTGCCGAGGGGAAGGCGCGCTACGACGAGTTCCTCGCGAGCACCGCGCGGAAGATCATGGGCTCCGAGCAGCTCGACACATTCCGGGGCAAGGCTCGCGAGATGGCGAACGTCCTCCGTGCCGAGGGAACTCCGGAGGCCGAGGCCCTCGCCCGCGCGCTCGATGGCGCCGCAAAGACGCGCGACCCGCAGGCGCTCGCGCAGTTCCTCGGCCGGATCGTCACGCTCACGGGCGGCACGAAAACCGACGTCGAGACCCTTACCGGCGAGATGAATGCCGCCTTCGGGAAGGTCGGGGAGACGAAGCCCTCGCGGACCTTCTTCTCCACCCTGGAGACGTGGACCGAAAACGCGATGAGCGGTCTCGAACGACTCGCCCGCCGCGTCACGCAGGCGGCGGTCGCGAAGTCGGAGGAGGGCGGCGAGCAGGTCGGGAACAGTCTCGCGGCCGGCGTGCGCCGAAGCTCCGATCGGGTCGCCGTGAGCCTTGCGGGCGTCGTGCGGCGAGCGATCCGCTCGGCGCGCGGGAACCTCGTCACGCTCGGGAGCAGCCTCGGCGGGATGCTCGGCACCGCGCGCACCGCGGGCTCCTCCGGCCGCCTCGCGCAGCTTCAGGCATCGCTCGCCGCCGATCAGGCCGCGCGCCAGGACGCGCAGCTCGTCGGCACCCTCCAGAACGCGCAGGCCGAGGAGACCGCCGCCGCGAACGCGCTCGCCACCATGCAGGCCGGGACCGAGGAATACATCGAGGCCGAGCAGGCGAAGAAGGACGCGACGCAGGCGCGCATCGACGCCGAGGTCGCGCTCTCGGACTTCCGCCGGCAGCGCGAGATCGAGAACCTCGCGGCCGACATTGAGACGCGGAAGGCGAGCTACCAAACCGACGTCGATAACCTCACTGCCGCATTCGCGCAGGGGCAGATAACCGCCGAGGACTTTCGCGCGCAACTGAACGCGCTCCTCGGAGGCGAGACCGGCGCGGCGATGGGCGGCGCGTTCGCGATGCAGTTCGCGCAGGCCATCGAGGGCGTATGGGCGCAGCTCGACGCGATCGCGTCTGTCAGCGGCTACCAGGGCGTCGCCGGCGGCTCGGGCTTCGGGGACATTGTTCGACCGCGTGAGGAGTGGGCGAAGGCCGTCGCGAACGTCACCGCGTCGCTGGAGAACACCTGGCTCCGCACGCATAAGGACGGGAACGTGAACTCGAAGGCCGCCCGGAAGTGGATCGCCGGCAAGCTCACCGCCTGGAAGAAGAAGAACGCGAAGAAGTACGGCGTCACGCTCGCCTCGGGCGGCATCCTCACCCGGCCGATCCTCGCGGGCGAGGCCGGAGCCGAGGCCGTGATCCCGCTCACCGGCACCCGCGGCCGGGACTACATGGCGCGCGTAATGGAGCAGGTCGCACGCCGCGGAGGCGGCGCCGGGGCCGTGGTCGTGAACGTGAACGGAAATGAGTTCTCGGCCGAGGAGTTCGCGCGCAAGATCGGTCCCGAGCTCCGCCGACAGATCGCATTCTCGGGGAGCTACTAGGTGCCCTTCGCGACCTATACGGTCGAGATCGACTTCGCCGGGCGCACCGGCTCGGCGGCGGTCTACATGGACACCGGCGAGACGACCACGACCTACGCCGGCGCGGGCGACTTCACGAGCGCCCAGGCATACGCCGCGAGCGCCTCGGATACGTTCGGCGGCGATTACGACGACGTGACCCGCGATGCGACCGCGATAGAGGTCCAGCGCGGACGCGATGACATCGCCGGGCCCTACCGCCCCGGGCAGGCGCGGCTAACGCTCCAGCGCGTGACCGACGACCCCGCGGCCACGGGCGCCGGCGGCCGCGAGCTCTACAACCCCGCGAGCACGACCTCTCCCCTCTCGCAGTTCTACACCGGCTCCGACCCCTCCCCCGTGAGCCCGGGCATCCGGCCGCTCCGCCCGCTTCGTATCACCATGACCACGGGCGGGACCTCGCGGGTCCTGTTCTACGGGTTCGTCACGTCCTGGCGCTACGACCGCGCGACCGGCTCGGCCGAGGTCATCGCCCGGGACGTCATCTGGAAGCTCTCGAAGACTCTCCCGGTCACCACCCAGGACCCCGGCGAGACGACCGCGAGCGCGATCGGGAAGCTCCTCTCCTGGGCAGGATGGACCGCCGAGGCCGACCGCGACCTCACGCCGACGATCCAGGGCGTCACCGCTCCGGCCGGGCGCACGCTCCCGTCGGGCTCCTTCGTGAACGACGGAACCGAGCGGAGCGGCTTCGACCTGCTTGACGATCTCCTCGCCGCCTCGCGCGGGCTCACCTACTGCGCGGGGTCGGTATTCGTCCATGAGGACTACGCCTGCCGGTCGCTTCGCAAGACCGCCGACGTCACCCTCGCCGACGTGGCGCTCACCTACGACCCGGGATTCGAGGTCGAGTAGTGCCGAGCCTTCGCACCCGCTCGGTCGTCGTGACGCCCACGCTCGACGCGACAGCGACCGCGACGACCTCCGACGAGCTCACGTTCGGGACGAACGTCACCGGAGGCGCGGCGACCTCGACGACGTTCATCGACGCTCAGGCGGACGCCGACGCGCTCGCGGCCTACCTCGTGGCGACCTCGGCGACCGATCAGCCGATCGTGCGAATCGTGCTCGACAACGACTCCGACTCGCGCCTCGCCGTGATCCGCGACCTCGAGCTTAATCAGCGGATCGTCGCGACCGAGAGCGTGACCGGCGCGACCCTTGACGGGTTCGTCGAGCAGGTGACGCACAAGATCACGAACGGCGGTCTCCGGCACGAGTGCGAGATCGTCGTCGGCGCGCGGACCCGGATGGTCGGCATCTACTCGCCCGACTCCGGCGATCAGTACGAACTCGCAACCTACGCGGCGGACTCCCCGAGCGAGCCCCCGCCCTACGCGACCTACGGGTTCTAGGAGGGCCCGCTCTCATGGCGCAATACGACTTTACGAGCCTCACCGTGGGCAACGCGACGGCGGGGAATGCGATCCTCGCGAGCGATCACGCGGTCGCATTCCAGAACGTGAACGACCTAATCACGCCGCCTATGTGCCGCGTCAAGCAGACCTCCGGGGAGGTCATCGACGATGCGTCCAACACCATCCTCGCGTTCGACGACGAGGACTTCGACACCGACGGGATGCACGACAACTCTACGAACAACTCGCGCATCACGATCAACACAGCGGGCGTCTATCTGGTGATCGCCAGCGTGCGCTACACGGCGGGAGTCAGCGACGACGCGCGCATCTCGATTCTAAAAAATGGCGGCAACGTCGGCATTGACGAGCGCGGGCCGAATAACAGCCGCAGCGGACAGCAGGTGATGGGCTACTACGACCTCGCCGTGGCCGACTACCTAGAGGCGCAGGTCTATCAGAACAACAGCGTGAACTCGTCCCGGACGATTGACACGCCCTACACCTTCCTCTCGGCCGCGTGGATTGGGCAGGCGTCCTAGCCGTGACCTCCACCGACGTTACCCGCCTGTACGCCCTCCTCGACGAGCTACGGCGCGAGCAGCGAAAGGACCTCGGCGCCCTTCACGATGAGGTCGTCGGCTACCGCGCGGACCTCAACGGCCGCCTAAAGGCGCTGGAGATCGCCGCGGCAAAGCGCGACGGCGAGCGCGACGGGCGCGGCGACGTCGGCCGCCTGGTGATGGCCGTCGCCGCCACCTCGGCCGCGATCGGCTCGGTCGTCGGCCTCATCTTCGCGATCGTCTAAGGAGGCGAGCATGACCTATGGAGAGCGCGTGGCGCGAGCCGCGATAGCCGAGTATCGCCGCCCCACCCTGGAGGTCCCGCGCGGAAGTAACTCCGGCCCGCGCGTGCGGCAGTATCAGGCCGCCTGCTCGGATGAGCTCCGCGGCACCGGGTGGCCGTGGTGCGGCGCGTTCTGCCGCTTCGTCTTCCGCGTGCTCGCAGACTGCCCCGATGACGGACTGACCTCGGCGAGTACCGCCGTCACCGCCGCGCGTGCGCGCTCGAAGGGCGCGGTCATCTCCCGCCCGCGCGTGGGCGCCCTGATCCTCTGGCCCGGGGTTCACGTCGGGATAATCGTCGAGGTCCTCCCCGGGGGCCTCGTGCGGTCCGTGGAGGGCAACTCGGCCGACCGAGTTTCCATGCGGACCCGCAGGCCCGGCGACGGCGGCTCGATCATCGTCGCGCCGGCCGTGATCCGGAATGAGAAGGAGCCGCCCGCTCCGCGCCGCTACTACATCGAGCGCCTGGACATTCCCCCGCGGCGGCTCGTGGGCCCGTGGCGCACGCGCACGATGCGCGAGCGCGCCATCCGTCGCCTCTCCCCTGTCGAGCAGCGCCGCGTGCGCCGCATCCGATGGAAGGGCGGATACGCGATGGAGATCGGCCCTCACCGGGTCGTCGGCCCGTGGGCCGACAAGAACGCGCGGGCGAACGTCGCGCGCAAGCTCACCGCGAACGGCGAGAGGGTTCGGGTCTTCTCCCGCCCGGCCGTCCGCTCGACCTCGGGCGCCGTGGACGCGCTCGGGAAGACCACCTAATAGGAGGCGACACAATGCAGCCGCGAGTCTCATTCGGCCCCTCGTCATGGGTCATTACGATCGGCGCGGTCCTGGCGGCCGTCGCCGCGGCCGTGCAGGCATACGGCGACGCCGGCGGTCCTGGCGCGCAGTACCTCGCCGGATTGTCGGCGATCCTCGCGGGCGTGCTCGGCGCGCTGCGCACGTTCCAGGCGATCACCCTCGCGAAGTACGGCGAGGCCGAGATCGTGCCCGAGTCGGAGATCATCGACGACGAGCCGATGGAGTTCTCCGACGTGGAGCTCATCGAGGGGTAATCCCTCTGGGGAGGCGGAATCATGGCGGCACCGCGTAGGCCCTGCCCGTATGACACCGGGGAGGCCCTCCGGGCCGCTCTGGTAGACGCGGGTTCGCTCGACGCCCTGGCCCATTCGGTCGGGGCCTCACCGAATACCGTGCGCCGATGGTGCCGGGACCTCGACGTTCCGACCCGCACCGGGCAGGTCGGCCGGCGAAGCGAGAACCCCTACCCCGACGCCGACGCCCTCGGCGCGGCGATCGAGGAGGCCGGGGGCATCGAGGCCCTCGCCGAGCAGCGCGGGAACGACGCGCGCACGATCCGCCGATGGTGCCGCGAGGTCGGCATCGAGATCGGCAACTCGAAGCGCCGCACCGGCGGCGGGGAGGTCCTAGAGCGCCTCGCCGATGCGGAGCTCGCCGCCGTGGTCTCGGCGATCGGGCCGCAGGCGCTCGGGAAGGCGCTCGACCTCTCCCCCGACACGATCCGCGCCGAGTGCAAGCGCCGGGGCGTGGAGGCGACGCCCTCGGCATCACCACGGGCGCAGATGCTCGCGAAGCGCGTCCGCGAGCTGGAAAAGCGCGAGGAGTCGCTCGCCGAGCTGCGCGCGGAGATCGCCCAGGCGGCGAAGGCCGCAGGCGCGCAGGCGCCGCTGGCCGTACCACGGCGCAAGGCGAACCCGAAGAAGCGTCACGGCGACCTCGAGCTCGTCGCCCACGTCTCCGACATTCAGTACGGCGAGCACGTCGGCCCCGATACCCCGGGCGGGCGCTACTCGCCGGAGGTCTTCGAGGACGAGCGCCTGCCGCGCTACCTAGAGGCCGTGGAGGCGCTCATCGACAACGCCGCCGAGCTCGGGCCGCTCCGGCGCGTGTGGGTCGCGCAGGGCGGGGACTTCGTAGAGGGTCACGAGGTATTCACCGGGTCGAGCGCGTGGCATCTGGACGAGGGCTTCGACGCCGGGACGCAGGTCGTGCGGCTCTCGCAGGTCTGGGCGAACGCGCTCGCGAGGATCGGCGCGCGCGCGCATTCGGTCGGGGCCGAGACGTTCGTCTGCTCGGTGGTAGGAAATCACGGCGTCCACGGCGGGAAGAAGGGCGGCGGATCGGCCGCGCCGCCGTCGCTGAACTACGACTTCCTCACCTACGAGATGGTCCGCGCTCACCTGGCGGGTATGCCCCATCACGGGAGGATCACGTTCTACGACCGCGAGGCGCGGAAGGCGGTCTACTTCGAGACCGCCGGCGGACTCGTCGCCATGACCCACGGCCAGGAGGACCGAGGCGGCGGCATCGTCGGCGTCCCGATCACGACCGGCTACCGAAACTCCATGAGCGCCCGGCTCGCGCTCGATGGGATAGACCCGGTGCTCGAACTGAAGGGCCACTATCACCGCCCGATGAGCCTCACCATCGCGGCCGATCGGGTCACCGCCTGGAATGGCGCATGGATCGGCGCGAATAACCTCTCGGTCGGCAGGGGCGGCGCGTCGAGCCCCTCGCAGAACCTCCACGTCCTGCACGCCGAGCACGGCCTGATCGCGACCCATCGGGTCAAGCTCGCCGGCCGCGTGGAGGCGCCCGTCGAGGTCATTGGGACGCACGGACCATTGTCGTAGTCATGGGGTATGCTTGCCGAACCTTACGAACCGCCCCGTCCCGCAAACGGGACGAACGTCCCGACGTCGGGGGGGGGAGAGGGGAGCGGGAGTAGTCATGGCAACCCAGATTGGCTCGGTCACGTCTTACGAGGAGGCCGAGGACCTCTGGCGCCACGGGCAGGACGTGGCCGCGCAGCTAGAGCGGGCCGCGGAGGAGCAGGCCGACGAGGCGGAGCGCGAGCGCCTCGGGGACCTCGCCGACGCCCTGCGCGGGCTCTAGAGCTCGGCCAGAGCCGAGCGGGTTCGCTCGGCATACGCGAGGCCCCAGGCGGGCCACGCCTCCTCGGCGTCGAGGCCGAGGACCTCGATCATGCGCGCGAAGACCTGCGGGTCGGGGATCGAGCGCGCGTTCTCGTAGCGCGAGACCGAGACGGTCTGCTTCAGCCCGACCGCGACCGCGAGGTCGAACTGCGTCATCCCGAGGTCGCGCCGTCCCCCGCTCAATAGAGCGGCGAGTCTTTTCCCTTCCCGCATACCGCAAGCCTACGCGATCCGCCATCGCCTAAACCTGTCCGCAGGTACAGGTCACGGCACAAGGACTCCGCGCTCTAAGCGCGAAAGAGAGGCCGCGCGGGTACTTGTATCCGAGCGTTTATGTATGCTGGCGGTTAGGAAGGGGAGAAGGAATGAGGCGCAAGGGAATCACCGCAGGCGGGGCGCTCATGTTCTTTACGGCCGCGAGCTTCGTCGTCTTCCTGGTCGCGACCCGATGGGGACTCGACCTGATCGGTCCGCAGCTCGTGGACTTCATCGAGTGGGTGCATGAGGTCACCGGATGGGGCGAGGGCGCCCGGGTGGCCGACCGATGAGTTCGGGCGCGTGCAGGGTCGCGCCTGTTGGCCGCGTTAGGGATACCGCGGCCCCGGTGCGTCGTTCGAGCCGGAAGAGCCCTTTTCCCTCTATTGGACCCGCGCGCGGCGGGTTGGGCATCGACGACCCGCGCACCTATTCCGGCCGCTACCGCGGCTCGGCAGGCGCGCTCCCCCCGTATTCCCTTCCGGGGTGCGGGGCGCGCCTGCCCGAAATCGCACGAAGGGAGAACGCATGAGCACCCGAGAGATCGCACTCCGCGACGACGGCGATCACGCGATCGCGCCGCATGAGGCGGTCCCCCCGAAGGAGGTCATGCGATACGCGCAGGCCGCCGCGCGGGAGATCGTGGACGTCGCGCGGTCGGGGAACCTGCTCGCGAACGTCGGCGGCCGCGAGTACCCACTTACCGAGTGCATGACCCTGATCGGTCGCCTCACCGGGCATACGGTCCGCGTCGAGTGGTCCCGCAAAGTGCCCCAGGAGTGGGGCATCGGCGACGGGTGGGAAGCCCGCGCCGTGGTCATGGACGCCGCCGGCCATGAGGTCGCCGCCGCCGAGAGCATGTGCCTCCGCTCCGAGCGCGCGTGGGCGAAGCGCGACGAGTTCGCCGTCCGCTCGATGGCGCAGACGCGCGCGAGCGGGAAGGCGCTCCGCCTGGCGCTCGGGTACATCGTGACCCTCGCCGGATGGGAGGCGCTGCCCGCCGAGGAGATCACCGACGAGATGCGCGGCCGGAGCGGGTCCGCGCAGGCGCCGAGGCAAACGCCCGGCGACCGCGACGCCGCGCCGGGCAGGGCTCCCGGCGCGGCCGTCGCATCCTCCCGGCTCGGCGAGCTCGTGGAGAAGTACGGCGACGGCGACGAGGCCCCCGTGAAGGCCGCCATAAAGGAGAGCGGCCTCGCGGCGAAGCCCTCCGACCTGGCGAACGATGAGGTCTTCGCCGCGGTCGCCGCGATGCTGGAGCGCGAGTTCGGCGCGGTCGTCGAGGCCGAGGAGGTCACCGATGCCTGACACGCGCGACCTCGCCGCCGAGTGGGCCGCGCTCGCGCGCACGGTCGAGGAGGACCGCGCCGCCCTCTCGGTCCTGGAGACGCGGCTCCGCGAGATCGAGGCCGACCTGCGCGCGGAGCTCGGCGAGGGCGAGGCGGTCGTCATCCCGGGCGGCGCCGTGGTGATGGCGCCGCGCGGAAAGCAGCCGCCGACTCGCGTCGATTCCTCCGCCGTCTCTGCCTACCGCGAGGAGCTTCTCGACCTCGGGATCGTGCGCGAGGAGGTCACCCTCTCCCGCCCGAGAGTGAGCGAGGTCCGCGAGAAGACCGCGGAGCTCCTCGCCCGGGGAGTGAGCGTGAACCGGCTCCTCGTGCGGCCGGCGCAGCCGATCGGCCCCGTATTCGTCGAGGCGACCGATGCTGCATAAGGGGATCGGATGGTCGCCCATGCGGACCGCGACCTGGGCGCGCGACCGCGAGCCGATGCGTCGCCTCATCGCCGACCTCTCGCAGCCGTGCCCCGCGTGCATGGGGCAGGGCTTCGTGCATGAGCGCCTCGGCAAGAGCGGGCCGCTCCTGCCGGTCGTGTGCGGCCGGTGCGGGGGGAGGCGGACGGTATGACGCTCGGCGAGAAAGTGGAGCGGCTCATCGCAGCGAGCGGGCTCGTCTCCGACTGCGGCCCATACCTGGAGCGCGTGCAGCGGCGCATCGCGCACGAGGGCGCGGAGGAGTACGCCCTGCCCGGCGGCGGCGAGCGGCACGAGACCGCGACGCCGGAGGCCGAGGCGCTGAACTACTGCGAGGAGCTCGAGGACGCGCTCGCCTACGCGGCGAACGCCTACGCGCTGACGGGGAACCCGCGCTGGACTGCGGTCCCCTCCGCCCTCGCGGTCCTCTGGCGCCTCGGCTTCGACCTCGCGGGGGAGCGCCGATGATCTCCGAGTTCGTGGAGCGCCTCCTGCGCGACCTGGCCGACGCCGAGGAGCGTGCGGAGTATTGGCGGTCGCTCTACTTCGACCACATGGACCGCGAGCACCTGCGGCCGGCGGAGGACAAGTGAGCGACCGACTCCTCACGACCCGCGAGGTCGCAGACCGGCTCGGCCGCTCGCGCGACTTCGTGATGGGCCTTATCCGATCCCGCCGCCTCGTGTGCGTGCAGGTCGGCGCCCGGTACTACGTCCCCGAGTGGAGCCTCGACGAGCTCGTGCGCCCCGCCGGCGAGGCGACCCGGGCGTCGTTCCCCGAGGAGGTCGTCGTTAGGGGCCGTCGTGTCGCGTGAGCGCGTCCAGGAGCCCCGCTTGCGTCTCGCCGAGCCGTCGGATGACGTGCGCGTAGGTCGAGAGCAGAATCTCGGGGGAGTGCCCGAGCTGCTGCGCGACGTAGGGGACCGACTGACCCGCCGCGAGCCGGAGACTCGCGTTCGTGTGCCGGAGGGTTTTCAGCGGGACGTATGGCACGCGCGCCTTCGCGAGACCGGCGCGCCATCGCTCGGCGAGCCGCTTATAGGTGGACTCGTGCGGCCAGGCGAGCGCGTCGAGCGCCTCGCGGCTCCCGGTCACGAGATCGACGTCGCGACGTCCGCGCCGGGTCTTCGGGGCATTCTCGCCGCCGGTCGATGCGACCGCCGTCCGCTGAACGTGGAGCACTTCACCCTCGCGGTCGCTCTCGCGAATGGCGATCGCCTCGCTCGGCCGGAGCCCTGTCCAGAGCATGAGCCGCGCGAGATGGCACTCGGGCGCGGGCATGGCCGCGATCGCGCGCTCGGCGTCGGCGAGTTCGAGCACCGCGACGTCCGGGGCCTCGGCGTCCTGGCCGAGCTTCATGCGCGGCACGTCGGGCACCTGCGCGAGCATCCCGCGCTCCTGCGCGTGCCGGAGGATCGCGATTGTGAGGTTCCGGATCGTGCGGACGTGGCCGCCGGCGAGCCCGGCCGCGCGGAGCGCGTCGGTCATGCGAACGACGTCGGCGCCCTCGATCGCCGCGAGCGCCGCGTCGCCGAAGTACCTCTCGGGATGCTTCGTGAGCGATTCGTAGCGCGCGAGCGACTGCGGCCGGAGCGTGTGAGAGCACTCGTCCAGGTAGGAGACCCGCGCCGAACGGAACGTCCGCTCGTCGGGTGCCGAGGACTTCGTGAGCAGCCGGTAGCGCCTGCGCGCCTCGCCGTCATCGGCTCCGAGGTTCGTATAGGTGCGGCGCCCGGACTCGTCCCGGAGGTCCGCGTACCACGAGCACGAGCAGCGCGTCCAGCGCGCCCGATCGTGCCTGCACTTCTTCACAAGCGGCACCCGGTCTCCCCTCTGTCTCCCCGTGCCTTCTCCCGGAGGCTAGCGGGATGGGGAGACGGTCCGGAAATCAGGGAGACAAACCCCGTAACGAAGGGAGATTCGGGGCGATGATTAGAAGAGCTGGTTTTACCCCGAGCGGCGATCGAAGCGCCGCCGATGCAGGTCATAAGCCGGAAGCGCCGTCTCCCCAGGTAGGAGGCGCGAAACGGGCGCAGCGCGGAACGGGTCACCCGCGATGGGGAGACGCCCTCGGGGCCGTCGCCGCCCTCGCCGTTCTCGGGTCGTTCGCCGCCTCGCCGGCCGCGGCGGTCCCGTGCGGGAAGCACAAGGGCGACAAGCTCGCCGCGTGCAAGAGCGCCCGCGCGAAGCAGGCGTACCCGAAGTCGCCCACGTTCGGCGAGGCCCTCGCGCGGCTCTCTGACTACGAAGAGCGGTCGCTCCTGTCGATCGGCCGGTGCGAGATGGGCACGCGCGCGCCGGGCTACACGAAGGCGCGCCGCGGGTGGCCGAAGGCGTCCTCGCCGTGGGCACGCCTGCGATGGGGCCTCGACTACTCGCGCTACTCGACCGCGTTCGGAATCTGGAACGGGAACGGGGCCTACATTCGCCGGGCGACCGGCGGCTACTCCTTCCCGGGCCGCACACCGGCAGAGGAGCTCCTCGGAGCGAAGGCCCTCGCAGATGGCCCGGCCCGCGGGTTCAGCGGGTGGGCCTGCCACGGGAGGTCTTGACGTGACCGCGACACTATTCGCCGAGGTCGTGCCCGTGTGGAGCGTGGCCGAATACCTCGACGCGAATCACTACCTCGGGAGCGCGACGCGCGGGTTCGCGTGGTCGGATGAGTTCGGCGTCGCCGTCCTGGCATCGCCGACCTCTCGACACCTTCCGCATGACAGATGGCTCGAGCTTTCCCGATGGTGCCTCACCGGAGAGCCGAACGCGGGCTCCCGACAATGGGCGCGAATCCGGCGCTACCTGCACGAGCACCGACCGGACGTGACGACCGTCGTCTCGTACTCCGACCGCTCCGCCGGGCACTCGGGCGCTCTCTACAAGGCGTCCGGGTGGATCGCCGCGCCGACCTGGCACGCACTACGCCCGCCTCCGAGTGGCGGCGGGTCGTGGGACGGCGTGACGAAGCAGGAGCCGAAAGACCGATGGGTCTTCCCTCTTCGCCACGACGCGGACCGTGAGCGCCTGCTCGCGATCCAGGACGACGCACTACGGCGCAAGATGCCCGAGCGCGAGTACCGGGAGCCGACCTGGCGCGGCAAGCGATGGAGCGCGGCATGAGCCTCCGAAACGTCGTACAGATGAGCGCGGAGGAGCGCGACGCCCGGCGCGAGCTCGACGAGGCCGCCTTCCGGTCGGTCGAGGCGTACTGCGCGGACGGCCTCGTGCGCGGCGACGCGCTCACGAAGGCCGCCGCATCCCTCGCCGTCCCCCGGTCGGAGGTCGTCTGCGGGTATTGGCGGCACTTCCGCCGGATGCGGACCGAGGCGCCGCCCAGGCGCAGGAGGCGGACGTCGTGAGCGCGCCCGAGTACGACTGCCCCGGGTGCGGAGTGCGCGTGGAGCCGATCGGCCGCGGGGCGTGCCCGTGGTGCGACGCCTACGTCCTCGACCCGCAGCGCGGCCGCATGGTGGACCTCGACACGATCTACGAGGCGCACGAACGCTACGAGGCCGGCGAGTCCCTCGGCGCCATCGCCCGCAGCCTGCTCAACGCGACCGGCTACATCAGCGAGAGCGCGCTCGCCAATAGCCTGGCGCGCGACTTTCGCCGCCGCGGGTGGACCGTTCGCAGCAACGGCGAGGGCTGCCGCATGTATCAGGCGCGCGTGCGCGAGATGCTCGCCGCATACGGGGAGGGCCGATGAGTGGGCTCACCTGCGGATCGCTTTTCTCGGGAGTCGGAGGAATGGACGTCGGGCTCGCCTGGGCC